TCTGTGGGTGATGACTAGTCTGACGAATACCGTTAGACGCGCCATCTCCGGGCAGAAGAGCAACTCATCTGTCCGGAACCCTCCGTGTCCCAAGTCACCGGAAGAACCCTCTCCTCGCATACCCTACAACTGGAGAGACTTCAACCGGTGGCTTGCCAAGGTGTCCACGAATGGATACCTTGGCAGGCACGGGGCGAGAGTGAGGCAAGTCCTAAGACTTGCCAATTCTCGCAAAACTGGCGGCGCCGTGAATCATGGAAGATACCGGTCTGTGAAAAGGCACTTTCCTGCAATCAGGACAGCCTTCGGTTTGCGACATGGAAACCCCACCACATGGGGATCCAATAACCGAAGGAGGCTGAAGCAGTTTTGTGCTCTGATCAACCGGTGTATCCGAGAGGGACCGAAGGCCCTCAAGGACTTCTGCCATGAAGCTCGGTCTCACGCACTCCTTACTCAGACTAATGAGAAGGCCGCGAGGCGGGAATTCCTCGCGTCCACTCTCAGCCGTGGTGTGAGTTGGGAAGTGTCAGAGACCGAGTTACACGACGCAGTTCAGAAAGCGGAGGAAAGATGGGGGACAGAGAGAACGCCGGAGCCGAAGCTCCTGGCAGCAATGGATCGATACATTGCACTTCTCCCTCTCCCCACCTTCCCTGATGGAGCGGAGGCACCCGAAGTATTGCCCTCCGATTCCGCCTGCCTAAGCCACACCCGTCGTGAAGGTGGCACAGCAGCCGGACTGGAGGAACTCTACACGGCATACCTCTGTGGTTCCTTAGACTGTGTTAACGAGGACGGTTTCATAGAGCCAACTTACGCCGGCAGGTTGATGGGTCCCCTCAGCGACGAGGAAGTCGTAGCAGCATTCGAGCGCTTCGACATCCTCGCCGACATCACTGAGGGCACACCCAAAATCCCGCCGTCGGCTCTCATCCGTCGTCTGGCCACGTCCAAGTTACCAGCACTACGACCCCATCCCATCGAGGAAATGGGAGGAAAGATCAGGGTCGTAACGCTCCATCGAGCGGAAGAGGCACAAGCGGCAAGAGAACTGACAGCGACCTGGCTAAGGGCGCTGAAAGGTCTCCTGACAACAAGAGATGCACTCAAAGGCAAACCAGTGCAGCTGTCCGCCAGAACAGAGAAAGCCAAACTCTATTCTGCGGACCTCTCAGCTGCAACGGACTACATCCCGCACTCCCTAGCGCAACACACAGCACGCCTACTGTGTAAAGCGATCAACAGGGAGCAGGACATACCCTTAGCAGAGCACCTCCTTGGCCCACAAACTCTCCCAGATGGAACCGTCACCAAAAACGGAATCCACATGGGACTAGGCTGTTCGTGGCCCATCTTGTGTCTCATCAACTCCTTCGCAGCGTGGTACGCGGGGGCAGATCGCAGATCATACCAAGTCTGTGGAGACGACCTCATAGGGCTTTGGCCAAAGCCCGTCCGACTGAGGTACGAATCCACCCTGGAAGGACTCGGACTTGTTGTCAACAAGTCAAAGTCCTTCTTCGGACGACGAGGCGTGTTCTGCGAGCAAATCGTCACCAAGCTCTCCAGCACGACAGCTAAGTCGGCCGATGTAGGCCACCTCAGCGCGTTGACAGCTGGAAAGCTTGTTAGTGGACGATCCACCTCCACCCTCGCGGTTGCGGACCAGCTCCTTTCGACGAAAGACTGGAGCGGAACCGCAAGCAGGACTACCCAAGCCCTGCTACCACGCCGCAATGTACCAGGACGGATCAGGTCTTACGGGACAGGTGCGCCAGCTGACAAGAGAACGATAGCTGCCCTCCTTAAAGGAGGAGCAGCACCGCTCACCGTCAGTGACGAACATCTGCCCCAGAAGACAAGGGAGGATCTGCGGCTCCTAGAGGCCGAGACAGGTGAGATTCCTGTCTCCGACTTCCTCGTGGAACTGCAGACCGCCCTTAGAGTTGGAAGAAACCTTAGAGGTCTTCCCTCTCCCAAGGTCCGTTACACCTCTGTGGGCGAGCACCTGAGGGCCTCCCGAGCAAAAAGGCCCAAGAAGGATCCCAGTCTCGCCGACCTCAGAGGTCTGGTACAGCGTTCTGAACTTAGCAGCAAGAATCGGAAGGTGGCTCTCTACCTCCTATCCGAGACTCGCTACCACGCCAGTTTATCCACCCGGCTCCACCGACTTGAGTGTGTCGTACTCAAGGGGCGAAGGGAACGCTTCCTTCCTCTCCAGACTTGTGAGGACTGGATCAGAGAAGCTTCCAAGATGGAGTGGGGTAACAAGCTTCGCCGGAATCCGAGGCTGCCCAAGGCACTCGGAACCGCCGCGACTCGACTCGACTGGAGCGCTCACCATGCGCGCCAGGCGGGTGCTGGGACTCTTTAGTATCCCAG